AGGAGTAAATAATGGCTTGGAAATACAACGATACTTATATCCGTGCTGGACGCAGTTGGGTTGGCACGGCAACAGACGAAGAAGGTAACACCTTTGATGTCACACATCCACGCAACTGGATGATTTGGTCAGACGAAGACAAAGCCGCCGCTGGTCTTGTATGGGAAGATGACCCAGCACCGTTTGACAATCGCTTCTGGTGGAATGCAAATACACCAAAAGAACTTGGCGATACTCTTTGGGTAGACGATAACAACGACCCAATCATTGACCCAACGACAGGTGAGCAAGGCGTAACGCTTGGCCTCAAGTCACATTGGAAAGCTACCATCAAAGAACAGGCTGGTGGTTTGCTTCAGCCAACAGACTGGATGGTAATCAAAGCCAACGAGGTTGCTGACTATACTGTACCAGCAGACGTAACGACTTATCGTGCGGCTGTGCGTACTGCAAGCAACACGATTGAAGCAAGCATTGACGGTGCGGCAGACCACACCGCTTTCGTAGCACTGTTTGACACACCCGTTGATGCAGATGGAGTGCCAACTGGTAATGCACCTATTGCTGATTGGCCAGAGACAATATAATTTATTATAAATAGTCATAGAAAATAACAGAAGTCTGGAACTATTACTATGGCTAATCCTCGCTCAAGAACAGAACTAAAAAAATACTGCCTTCGCAGATTAGGTCATCCAGTGGTCGAAATCAATATTGATGAAGATCAGATGCAAGACAGAATTGATGATGCTTTAGAGTTTTATCGTGACTATCATTTTGATGGTACAGAGAGAACTTTTCTAAAGCATCAAGTTTCTGCGTCTGATATTACAAATGAATACATTTCGATTCCAACTACAATTACAGGTGTTGTAAATCTATTTCCTGTAGGAACTGGACTAAACGCAAACAATCTATTCAACTTGCGTTATCAGATTACTCTAAATGAAATCTACGATTGGGCACATTCTCAGTTTCAAAACTATGTCTCTTCTATGGAGCGTATTGCTCTTATGGAAGAAATCTTTGTAGGTAAACAACCACTACGCTTTTCTCGTCACATGGATAGACTATACATCGATATGGACTGGTCAGCAAGAGTAACAGCCGGCGAGTATCTCATTATCGAAGCATATCGTGTCATTGATCCTGATACTTACACACAAGTATGGGGCGACTACTGGCTCAGACAATATTGTACACAACTCTTCAAGCGTCAATGGGGTGAGAACCTCAAGAAGTTTGAAGGTATGCAACTTCCTGGCGGTCTTACATTCAACGGTCAAACAATCTGGTCAGAAGCAGACGAAGAAATCAAAAGGCTAGAAGAAGAGATTATATCTAAGTTCTCTATGCCTGTTATGGACATGATTGGATAAATGACTGATGGCAACCAATCTCTACTTTAATAACTATGAACATTTTGGTCAGCAGAATCTACTTGAAGACTTGATTATTGAGTCTATCAAAATATATGGTTATGACTGCTATTACATTCCAAGAACACTCGTCAAAGAAGATTATCTCTTTGGAGAGGATGTGTTGTCGAAGTTTGATAACTACTTTGAACTTGAAATGTATATCAAAAATGTTGAAGGCTTTGAAGGAGAAGGTGACTTCTTATCGAAGTTTAATGTAGAGATTCGTGATGAAATGACATTCACTATTTCTAGTAGAAGATTTCATGATGAAGTTTTACTAGATCAACTCACTCAAAAAGAAGATGGTAACAATGCTACTCGACCTTTAGAGGGCGATTTGATTTATTTCCCTCTGACAGGCGGTTTGTTTGAGATTAAGTTTGTAGAAGATGAATCTGTATTCTATCAGATGGGTGAACTACAGATGTATGATCTGAAATGTGAACTCTTTGAGTATTCACATGAAGAGATTGATACAGGCATACCAGAGATTGATGCAATTCAAGATACACACTCTTCAATCATGCAGAACTTCCAGTTACTTGATGAGAGTGGAAACATTCTTGTATTTGAACAAGGCGGCACATTGATTACTGAAGATTATAGAGTTGATAGTATCAGCACAACAGCAAACAATCAGTATATTCAAACAGAGACAACATCATCTGGTTCTCTTGGAGCATTTCTCGATTTCTCTGAACAGAATCCATTCAGTGAAGGGAGTGACTGGTAATGTTTGGTCAGTTTGATTATCACAGTGCTATTCGTAAATATATTATCATGTTTGGTAATATGTTCAATGACATTGATGTAGTTCGCTACAACAGTGCTGGAACTGCTATTCAAACTCTGAGAGTTCCTATTGCGTATGGTCCAAAAGAAAAATATCTTGCTCGTTTAAGACAGAATCCAGATATTATTAGAGAAGTGGCAGTTGTTTTACCTAGACTTGCTTTTGAAATCACAGGTTTCTCTTACGATTCAACAAGACAGATGAACAAACAGAATCGTATCACATCAATCGGTTCTGGTAACAACTCTTTGCGTTCTGGCTGGGCACCAGCACCATACAATATCGACATATCTCTTTATGGTATGTTTGCAAATAATGAAGATGCGGTTCAAGTTGTAGAACAGATACTACCATATTTCAGACCTGAGTGGACAAACTCTGTAAAGATTGTTCCGTCACTTGGTATCTATGTAGATGTTCCTACAGTTCTTACAGGTATGTCATTAGAAGACACATACGAAGCAGACTTTCAAACTCGTAGAGCAATCATATACACCTTCAACTTTACAGTCAAAGGCTACATCTACGGACCTGTTACAAACAAAGGACTTATCACAAGAACGCTTGTTGATTTCCATATTGAACCATCAGCAAATACTTCAGCTTTTGAAGCAGACAGAATTACTCTAACACCAGGCCTTCTTGCAAATGGGTCTCCTACTGCTAACTCATCAGCAAGTGTAGATAGAAGCACTATCAGCGCCAACTCTACTTACGGATTTGCTTTTGATACTGAAAACTTCTTTACAGGGAATAACTTCTCAACGGTTATAAGATGATATGAAAAACAATGTAGCTGACGGACTAGATAAAGCATTAAATGTTGAAAGTCAGTTTGAGATAATGGAAGAGATTATGGAAAGAGATAAAGATATCCTGGCTGATCTCGCTAAAACCGACACTCAAGAAATAGATTCAGACTACAAATATGCTAGAGAAAATCTCTATGGCGTAATCGAAAAGGGCACAGAAGCCCTCGATGCTCTTATTGATTTAGCAAAAGCAAGTGAACATCCAAGAGCGTTTGAGGTTGTGTCTCAACTTTCAAAGACTTTAGTAGATGCAAATAAAGACCTACTAGATATACAGAAGAAAGTCAAAGACCTAAAAAAGACTGAAGAAAAAGAAGCACCGAAGAATGTGACAAACGCATTGTTCGTTGGAAGTACCGCTGAACTACAGAAACTTGTAAATGGAAGGAGTGAAGATGGCGAAACTGGTACAGACTAGCGCATGGGAACCTACTTACAACAAAACCTCTATTGGAGGTAAACCGTCTCTTGCAAAAATGAATAAGCACAAAAGAAGAAGCCACAAAAAATACAGAGGCCAAGGAAGGACACGATAATGTTTGAATACAGATGCAAAATAGTAAAAGTTGTTGACGGTGACACTGTTGATGTAGACATTGACCTTGGCTTTGGTGTATGGCTCAAAGGTGAAAGAGTTCGTCTGTATGGTATTGATACACCAGAATCCAGAACCTCAGACAAAGAAGAAAAAGTCTATGGGCTTGCCGCTAAAGAGTTTTTAAAGAAGATGTGTGATGATGAGTGGATGATTCTAGAAACTGCTGAATATGACGCAAAAGGTAAGTTTGGTCGTATTCTAGGTTCACTTAGAAGAACTACAAACTATGCTGATCAGACAGTGAACGAATACATGATTGAAAAGTATCATGCTGTTCCATACTACGGTCAGTCAAAAGATGACATCAAAGAAGCACATTTGAGAAATCGAGAGTTCGTAAATCTAAATGGCTGATGTTTATCTTGGTAATCCAAACCTTAAAAAGTCTGGAATACCACTTGAGTTTACAAAAGAACAGATTCAAGAGTATGTGAAATGTTCTAAAGATCCCGTCTATTTCGCAAGAGAATATGTAAAGATTGTGAATGTTGACAGAGGTTTGATACCTTTTGAGATGTATGACTTTCAAGAGGAGATGGTTCGCACATTTAATGACAATCGTTTTTCTATTTGTAAACTTCCACGACAGACTGGTAAATCGACAACAACGACAGCATACATTCTACATACAATACTATTCACGGATCAACAGAATGTTGCTATTCTTGCAAACAAAGGTTCTCTTGCAAGAGACTTGCTAGGTAAGATTCAACTTGCATATGAATATCTACCTAAGTGGTTACAGCAAGGTGTAGTTGTATGGAATAAAGGTAACATTGAACTGGAGAATGGTTCTAAGGTTGTGGCTGCCGCTACTTCATCATCTGCTATTCGTGGTGGTTCTTACAATCTAATCTTCTTGGACGAGTTTGCGTTTGTTGGTAACAATATGGCTGAAGAGTTCTTCAGTTCAGTGTATCCTACAATCTCATCTGGTCAGACAACAAAGGTTATCATTGTATCAACACCAAACGGTATGAATCACTTCTATAAGATGTGGACTGATGCAGTAGAAGAGCAAAGCAAATATGTTCCTATTGAAGTACATTGGTCACAAGTGCCTGGTCGAGATGAAAAGTGGAAACAAGAGACTATTGCTAACACAAGTGAAGAACAGTTTAGACAAGAGTTTGAATGTGAGTTCTTAGGTTCTGCAAATACACTGATTCATCCAACTAAACTTAGAACACTTGCATATAAAAGACCTATAAGAGTATGGAATGATGTGGACATATATGATGAACCACAAGAAAATCATATATACGTTATGTCTGTAGATGTAGCAAGAGGTGTTGGATTAGACTACTCAGCATTCACAGTCTTTGATGCAACTACAGTTCCTTATAAACTTGTAGCAAAGTTTAGAAATAAAGAGGTATCTCCACTTTTATATCCTAACTATATACACGCTGTAGCAAAACTATACAACGAAGCATACATTCTTGTAGAAATCAATGATATTGGTGGACAAGTAGCAGACATTTTACACAGTGATTTAGAATACGAAAATCTTATTGCAACTTCAGTCAAGGGTCGTGCTGGACAACAAGTGAGTGGTGGATTTTCAACTGGAACTCAGTTTGGTGTTCGTACAACCAAACAAGTGAAAAGAATAGGAACATCTAAT